TACACCGCATCAATGTTTTCAAACGCAATATCCATTTTGCGTGCTTTATATGCAGGCTCGTATTGCGCGATAAGCCGTTCCGTTTCTTGCTCTATTTCTTTGGGGCCAGCGCTTCGGTTTTGGCGCTTCCATTTACCCAAGTCATTCGATACCGCGGAATAGGCGCTTGCTGACAAACGTCTCAAGCCCGGATCATCAATGATGTTCTCTTTGAAGAACTGGAACCTTGTCCGCACAGTCGATTGTGCCGCGCTCAGCGCATCTGCCCGATCCCGATCTGCTTCTGCAGACAGCTCTTTAAACTGCCCTGCATCGAGCGATACCGCGTTTTGATTTAGCTCAGTAATAGATAACGCATCGGCAGCAGCCAACGTCTTCATCCGCGTATACACGTTTGGATCGCCTTGCCCATCTTCAGAAATTACACGACCTGGCTCATCGCCAAGACCCAGCATTAGCTCTGCATTTTTGCGTTCCGATCGGCTCTTGTACATATTAAGGCGGACCATTTTTTCGTGCGCAATTTCTGCTTGCGCAACGCTCTTTGGGTCTGTCCGGTCAACGCTGAAAATTGTCTGCTTGGTTTGCTCTGTGTCTGCTTTGATTGCGTCGGCTTTGCGCTTTTCGTCGCGCGCCGCTCGCCGATCGATGCGATCCGCATTTTGCAGCAGCTTTTCTTTGATCTTTGCCTTGTCCTTATTGGACACAGCGGTGTCGAGTTCAGCCAACACCGCATCAGTGTTGCGGCCAGCCATCCAGTCTTCGACCACGTCATGTGGATTTTTGCCAGCAGCGACCGCGGCGTCCATTTGGTTGTTGAGAATGCCTGATGTGATGTCTGCAAACGACTCGCGCATTTTCTCTGCGGCTTTGTCCGCGCCAATCACTGGCGCTGCGTTTTCCAGTGTTCTGCGCAGCTCGGCAATCTCGTACATACGCTGTATTGCTGAGGAACCCAGATCCGCAGCGTTGCGCTGATGATTAAACACAGTGTTGTTCGTTGCAGCTGTTGCTTGGTCAATAATTTTAGCGTTTGCCAGGCGGCTGAATTTCAAAGCCTGCTTTGTCTGCGAACTTGCTGCCAGCGAGCCAAAGGATTTCCGACCTAGCGTGTTCGACAAGCCCTTGTTGTATTTCGACTGCAACTGTCTAGACCGGCGCGTGAACTCACTCTCCGCTTTGACCATGTCTTTTTTAAGGAGCAGCTCCTCCTCTAGGTTTTGCAGATCCATCTGGTAATCCGCGTTTGCCTGTGCGGCTTCAGTCTCGGACGCCGCCAATATTTTCTTGTAGGCAAAGTCCGCAAACTGAGACGCGGTCTGCGTCAACTGCCTGCCGCTCTGGATGGTTTGCTGCGCAGTCGCTGTCATGGCGGCCTCACTGAGCTGCACATTAAGCATTTGACCACTGCCCTGGCGCGGCCGGGCAGTCTTCTGACGGTAAGTAGGTATTTTCATGCGATGCCCTAGAAGCCCCCACCCTGCCAAGTGTTGCCCATTTGCGGCACACCAGAACTTAATCCCATCCCGCCCAATCCGCCGCTAATGGTCCCACTCGGAAGGGCTTGGCTAATTCGATAGCCGCCCATCGCTGCAGAGGTGACTGCAGAGAACATCGCTGATCGAGCTTGCATATTGTAAGCCTGTTGTTTTTGCCGCCCTTCCAAAAGCGTCAGCTGTCCTTGAAGTCTTGACGAACGTGCTTTCTCTTCCATCCGACCGGCGTCGGTTTGCGCCAACAGAGCTATCGTCTTTTTCTCTTCATCCGCTTCCGCTGCGCTTTCTGCTAAAACCTTTAAAGGCGTGCCAGACATGACGACGCCTGATTTGCGGAACCGCGTTGCCGCTGCGGCTTGCATTGCGCGGAAGTCTTTCGAGAATTGCGCAACCTCATAATCACCGCGCTGTTTACGATAACGAGCTTCGTTTTCCGCAACTTTCGCGTTGCGCTCGCTGATCGACGCATTGTACTCAGAAGTAGTTTTAGCGGCCTTGCCAGCCGCTTTTGCGCCTTGCGCCTGCATCACGCTGCCGCCAACAGAGGCCGCAAGGCTGCCAACCAATAAAGCTGTCTCTAAGCCCATTCGTCATCCTTCCTAGTCCATGCCCATCTGTCGTAATCAACTCGGCGCTGATCGTATGCGAGCATTTGTCCTTCGTGTTTCATGCCGAGAAACCGTGCCCAGCGTAAAAGCATCGGCTGATCACTCCGCATAACAGCCTGCACTCGATGCAGCTGCTCCGTTTCAATTTTCTCAAACAAACCTTGGCGCACCAGTCGGCCAATAGTGACCGGGTGCCGATCGACGCGGCTACTTGCCAGCAGCCAGGCTTCCGCGACGCCAGGCCATAACGGCATCAATCCAGCTGCAGCGATTAGCCAACCGTTATCGACTGCGGAGAACGACAGCCCATTGGACGCTGCCAGCTCGTAGTGCGCTGCCAAATCTGTGCTTGGTCGTTCTGTCTCGATCTTTAACGGGCCATTTGCCAGCTCAACAGCGTGCGCTGGGTCAAACGGGATAACCTTCACTGATCAAAAGTAGACAGCGTTGCGTAGACAGCGAGAACAGTCATCGGCAGTGGCTGATCCTGTTGGACCACCAGCTGCCCGTCACTGTCGAACTCGCCGTCAAACTCAATTTCTTTGTCGCCCGTAAACAGCGCGATCGGCTCATCCATTTTATCGGCAGACGATCGAAACGGAACGATATCAAGATTGGACACGTCCTTGCCTACCTGCAGCCCGACCGTGTTGAGCAGGCGCACCACAATCTCATTGATGCGTTTAATCTTGCCCTGGGCAGTACCCTGCTGACTGCCGCCTTCGACCCGCAATGTTTTGAGCGTTGAATTATAGGACAGACCGGCGTGCGCCTTGGTGACATAGCGATCCAACGTCACCGCACCCGAAGACACTGTCTTATCAGGGTGAGCGGCACCGTCCGCAAGAATGCTGACTGTCTGCCCTTCAAGGTGAGTAAGACCAGATAGCGATATCGCAGCTTGCGTGACGGTTGCGCCGGATGCGTGTGCGGCAGCTGCGCCAACGACGCCCCGCGTGCAGCCTGTTAAATCATTAGAACTTTTGCCGGTGTACGTAATAACCTCGGAACCTATCTTGATGGAACCGGAGCTTGGAAACGACGAAGCGTCAGCCAGGGTAATCGTCGTTTGATCAGCTGCCTCAGCCCCGGCTAACGTGCTAGTCACACCTGTGAAGGTCAGCGAGCTATCTACAAATATGGCGTCGCTCACATCTGTGCCGAACTCAAAGTCCCGGATGAACTCGACATATCTTTTCGTCGCACCATTCACTGTCCGCTTTACAGCGACCCACACCTGATCCTCGTCCAGGTCTCCTGGAATAATCGCGACGCTTTCTACAACCGCGTCGCCAGCGCCAAACGCGCCGCCAAGCACCTGACGCGACCAGGCAACGACCTGTTCTTCCCGTTTGTACGTCATGCATACAAGCTGGCCGTCAGCACGCACGGCCCACAAGATGCCATGCGGCTCCTGCTGATGCGCCAGCTCTGTCAGTCCGCCTTTGGTAATATGCTCGTTGATGATAGTTAGATCGGTCGCCACGTACCCATCGACATCGAAGTTAAATTGCAGCTCGCGCAGTTTGCGTTTCGCGCGTTGCAGAAACAGCACCGTGTTACCAACCTGGGCTGGTACATGATCAGCTGAACCGTGATTTGTTTGCTGTTTAATTTGAATTTGCGTCGGCGTAATCGGTTCGTCTGTGCCGCTCGCTCGCACCACAAACTCGCCGCCTGATGTGCCTACGATCAGGTTCCGCGTGGACGATAGGAAACGGATGACGTTTACCTCGTTAGACCCGATCGTGTAGACCATCGCGTCATCGTCTTCGACGTCTGCCTCAAAGTTTTCAAAATCACCTGATTGGGAAAAGAACAGCGTTTGCGGCTGTTCACTCGTTCCAGCGAATACCAGGCGTTGCTCATAAAATGCGACCGCGCGCGGATACCCAGTAGTCTCTGAAAACGCTCCGAGTGCCCAATTGTCGTCGGCTTCAAGTTTGCCTTCCACCGTAAAGCTCGACCCGGCGCTTTCTGCCGCTAGATCGTTACCAGGTGTTAAAATGAGCGTGCTGTCAGATACCTCGACAATTTTGTAGCCAGCTGTCGAGTTGTTGCTCGATGTACCGCTGACGACGATTGTTTGACCAACCTCAAAACCCTGATCAATAAACGCAAATGCAGTGTCCTGGATACGATCGTTATGCTCTAGGCCAGTAGCGTCAGGATCTCCTTCGTGGAAAGTAATCGTTGAGGCTGTATAGCTGGGTAGCAGCTCCGATCGACCGTCCTCTAATGTCTGTACCGTTCCTGCTACGGTGGTTGCGTTTGTATAACCTGTGAGCTTGACAAACCCTTCGTTGATTTTGACGAGACGTCCCACATCGGTGCTGACAAAAGTGTCAGCTGATGCCGTTATATTGACGCTGCCACTGCGCGCGCTTGAGGTAAGGGTGGTCGTCGTTATGTTTTGATCGAGAAACGGGCCGCGTGCCAGATTAACCTCGGTAATCGTCCAGGCTGTATGACTGGTGCGTGTAATCTTTTGCACGTTGTGATTTGGAGAAACCACGTACATAACGTCTGCCGATTGCGCGAATTTGAGACCGGCAAGATCATTGGCAGTGAACGGTGTCGCTACCTCCACAGCGGAACCACTTGATGTAACCTGACCGCCATCTTTGTAGATACGAAAGTAGGACGGGCCGAACTCAAGCACGTAGGCTTGTTCGACGTTAAACTCGAACGGTATCAACCGCACCTGGTTAGCGCTGGTTTTGACTTCTGCGACAAACCTCGTGCCTGGGCGGCGCGTCAAACCGCCATGCGGCTCGACTAGAAAATTCTCAACAGTCTCCGCACCATTTTCGTACTTTGCGATGTCGGTACGACCCAACAGCTTTGGGGTAATCTCACCCGCCGTAAAATTCGTGAACGCCTTCGTAAACTTGACCATTAAAATCTCGAAGAGATTAGAATGTCGCTTTCGCTATAGCTCGCGCGATCGATGTTGAGAATATTGTCAGGCGTACCCTCCGTTGCATCGACAAAGCGCGCTTCGCTTAGCTTGCTTTCATAAACACCCAGCATCGACTGCGAGAGCGAAGCGCTGTTCACCAGGGCATAGCTAATGTCAGCTGCCAGGCGCGCAGCAATAGTCTCGATAAGTAGTGTGTCGTATTCGTTGGGGTCCGTAATACGCGCCACATAGATCATTCTGAACGGCGTAGTGCTGGACGCGATCTTGCGGCCCTCTACGCGAAAAACTGTGTCGGGGTCTTCCGGCCTCAGCACCCGCAAGCAATACGGATTAGATGGCAAAGTGTGGAATTTTTCGAACTCAAACGCTGGTGTCTGGTCGCTATCTGCAGCTAGCTCCACACGGCGAACGAGCGGGTTCCAGGGATGGGCACGAAATACAGCATCGCGGACAAATTCGTAGCGCTGATTGCAAACGCGCGCTGCCTTACTGTCTTCAGTCAGCGAGATAATATTGCTCGCACCGATCATGTTTAGCGCGCTGTTACAGATGTCTACGTCTGATGCCATTTTGAATCCTTAAAAAAGAGAGGGGGAGCCGAAGCCCCCCCGCTCAATTAGTCAACGACTAGTCAACGACGTAGAACATGACCAACTCGATGGTGCCGGTAGCGGCAGCTCCGAGATTGGTGCAGGTTACGACGTACTCGTTGTCGATGACCGACTGGTCGAGATCAACAACAGAGTTAGCACCAAGGGCCAGCGTAGCTGCCACGTCAACACGACCAGCCGCCGTAGCGGTGTCCGCGCCGTCTACATACTCATCGGGGTCAGCAGCAACAGTGCTACCAGCGCCGTTAGTATAAGCAGCATGGCCGACATCCATCGTGGTGCCGGAGCCAAGGTCGTCGAAGTACAGATATCCACCGACAACGCGCGCTCCATGCGGGAGCGAGAACATCTCGATGATATCATCTGCGGAGAGTGAAGACGCTTCGAAGGACGCATGCGCCACACGAATACGACCAGAAATCTGGTTTGCCTTCACGAACTCTTTCGGATCGTCCTGCGTCAGGTCAGTCCGAACATTACTAAAAACAGTAGCCATAATTCAGTCCTCCCTTACTCGTTGCAGGCGATTTCAACGACTTTGTCTTCTTCCATCCGGGTTGCACCGAACGTGGCGCAATAATAGACCTGGGTGGAATAGCTTTTGTCGTTGCGTTCGTCGATCCGGCTCATAACATCCTTCCCAACCGCGAGCTTGCAGCCGTCCTGTGCCCATGCGTAGCAGAGGCGGGACGTACCGTCGTCTTTCAGACGGTTGGAGACGATGAACTCGAAACCAACAAACGTATTGATGTCACCTTGGACCAACGCCTTGACGGTGTTGAAATCACTGGAAGTGACAGTCGTGGAGTTGAGCAGGTCTTCGATCTGCTCCGGCGATACAACGATGTACCGCTTGATTGACGGGTCCACCGAGTTGGCGTCGAGCTTCTTTTTAGCTGTAACCAATTTGGCAATCGTCAGTCCGGCGGAACCATGTGCGATTTTCTGACCAGCTGCGAACGACGTAGATGTCGATCCTTCTTTGCCAGTTTTCGCGGTGCCACCAAGGGCGTCGATGATAACATCGTCCATCGCTCGACCAATCGCCGATGCAGCCGCACGGGCATACGAAGACGTGGGGTCGATCAACATGCGGACTTTGTCAGCATCGTCGATAAGGTCAGCCCATTCGTAAGTGGTCAGGCTAACCATACGCCGAGAGTGAGGTGTCTCGACAAGGGGGGTATCCCCATGACGCGACGTTCTCGCAATGGCGGCTGCTTCCCCGACTTGGTCGAAGAAGGCTTTTTCGCCGGTGATGCTTTCGCTATCCACGGCACCTCGCAACAGACTTCCCATCTGCTGCGAGAGCATCGAGACGTTCGATGAAAACTGATTCACGAACGCCGTAGTGACCTGTGTAGACATATCAGGTTGCTCCTACAGTTGTGGTTGAATGTATGCGTGGGTTATCGGTCTCTCGACCGGCTCACTGTCGGTTAGGCCGACTGGTCCGCCTTGCTCACAGGCTTGCGCCGCGGGGCTGTACGCTTATCCGCGGATTTTATGAACCCGACATATTTCTCTGCGAGATCAACCGGGTCATTCACACTGCGCGTGCTGCCAAACTGAACAGCGAGGCGCAGGCATTCCATCCTTATATCTATGTCATCCATAAAGAACCTCGCGCAGGCTAAGAACCTCCGACACCACGCGATCGTGGTCAGGGTGTTCTTTCTGCCAGTACGGGCCATCCTTCTGCGTCAGCTGCGAGATGCGGTCTTGCAGCTCGGTGTCGCTGACACTGGGCCGACTGTCGCGACCGGCAAATCCATCTTCACCGGTTGCTTCCGCAACTGTTTCTGCCACGCTTACAAAGAACTTGATCATGTCCGGGTTGTCGCCCAGCAACGTGCCATCGCTCAGCGTAATCTCAGACAACGCTGGAGCATCTAGCTCCTTCATCAAATCGTTTGCCAGGCCCAGCCGGTCTTCCCAGTTGTTGCCCAGCTCCTCGCGCAGCTGCCCTTTAATCTGCTCTTCGTGTACCGCTCGATCGGCCTCAGACATTTCCTGCGGCGCAAGGTTTGCCTGCGCAAACTCGGAGTACTTCTCCGCTAGCGCTGCCGCCTGGCGGTTATTTAAACCAACTTCATGCGCGGTCTGTCGATACCAGTCGTTGAAGTCACCGGCGTCCTCGCCCAGCTCCAACTCGTATGCGTCTGGCGTGTCGGGTCTGCCCAGCTTGTTGTAAACAAGACCCCAGTCTTCATCGGTGCCCCAGCTGCCTGGTATGGCGACCTTGTCCGCGCCCACCATTTTCTGTGCGTTAATGTAAGACTTCGCCATCGCATCGATCGAGCCAATGTGCTGCAACGATGTATCACCGCGTAAATCTTCAGAGATCATCGATCTCCAGTCCTCTCCTCCAGACGGGGCTTCCGCTTCCGCGACCTCCGCTACCTGCTCTTCGGACATGTGTGTTTACTCCTCTGGGGTTGGTTGATCTTTCAACATGGAATGTATGAACAGCACCACGTCGCGCTGCCCTTCTCTAAATGCGGTCTCGTTTGAGTCCGGCACGTAGCTTGTTCGCCACAAGCCAAAGCGGCGTTCTATATCGTTCAGCAATGCCTGGCCGTCTTCCTGGCCGAACACTGCCTTGTATGTCGCGCGCAGATCGTCAGGCGTCATCAGGCACCAAGCCCTATAAGTTCTTCGGCCTGCTCGACATCAAGTTCTGGATCCCCGACAGCACGCAGCGCAGGCGCGGCTTCACCGGCAGACGTTGCCGCTTGCTGCATCATCTGCATCTGTTCCTGCTGAGCAGCTGCTTCGGCTTTCTGCTCGCGAATGGCTTCGACCTCGGCGTCGCCGCGGACGACTACAGCCGGTGTGCCGGTCACTTTGATAATGTGCTGCGCGAGGCCATCCATATCGAGGTAATCGACGACGTTGGGATCGATCTGCATGAGCGGCATCAGGAACTCGACCATCTGCAGTGCGCCCTGGACATCGCCAGACCGCTGCGCCTTTGCCAGCGGCGAGACGTATTCAATCTGGAAATCATCGATACCGCTGCCAGCCAGGTTTTCAGTCTGCAGCTGCTCAGGAAACGGCTCAAACTGGCGCTGACGTGACAAGATCTCAAACGTGCGATCGATCAGCGGCTGCAGCAGCTCGGCCTGGAGACGACCCAGCACAGGACCAAGCAATCTCATTTTTTCTTCAGTGCGCTGGATCACCTCTGTGGCAGTCATTTGAGGACCGGTGCCTAAAATCAGCTGGTCTACATAGAACGCCGCGCGGATCGCGGTGCGTCTCTGCTCCAGTTGTTCGTTGCCGAGCGGGTTGTTTGCTCCAATATTCAGCGGCTCGATACGATCGCGTGTGCCTGACCTGTAGAAGTTCAACCCGCCTGGCTGGGTCCGCACGGGCAGCATGAAGCCGTCATCAGGGACCATCAAAGGCGGATGCATCTGCAGCTGCGCTGCCCGGAGGACAACTTCCGACATCTTGTTGACCATCTTCGTATCCGGCAGTGCGGTCATCGATGGCGAGCGGCCATAGCCCAGCTCGAAAGAGGCTTTCAGAAAACGTGGCACACAATACGGGAACTCGTCGTAGCCCCCTTCGCTCATAATCTGCTTTTGATCCGGGTCTATATAAAGAGACGCAAACGGTTTGTTTGCCGCATTCTTTTTGCGCCGGTTGCGATCTTCACGCGGCATTACGACGTGCAGCAGCTCCACCTCGCCGTAGGGATCGTCCTGCAACATCTTGGCTATGCGCTGTGTGATGCCATTGCCCAGTTGTGCAGCCGCCGCGCGCGCTGTCGTTTTATAAGTGCGGAACACGGTATCGACGCGCCCGTCCGCATTTTCGGACACATAGCACTCGGCAATGTGCCTGGTAGAAAACCGGACGCCGTCTTTGCCTTCGTTCTCAATGAACATGACACCAGTGCCAAACGTCACCAGGTCTGAATACAGCTCATGGATCTGCTCTTGAAAGTTCGACCGGGCCAAGTGCTGATACATGACCTCGGTCGCTGCTTCCAACCACTCTCGCGCGGCGTCGTCCTGGTTAAAATCATCCTCTCGGTACGCCAGGCTAAACCACGGCGTAGACGCATTGGTGAGCATCCCGTGCAAAGACGCAGCCATTAGCTCAGCGGCATGAATAGCGGTGCCGTCGAAGATCAGCTCAGTGCGCTTGTCACCAGGCGTGCGTTTCTTCGTGATGTCGGCTTTGCGCGGAACAACGTAGTCCGCGATCTCCTGCCAGTGCGTCTCCCAGTGAGACCGTTGCGTCCGCAACGTGGAGTACCGCTTCATCAAAGCGGCAGCGCGAGGATCATCAACCATTAGCTACCCAGCAGAGTTTTCTTTGTGGTCTGGGCTGGAGCCGTAAGGCCCATGCCGCCGGTGACATTGGTCGAAGCCTGGCCGCGCCGTTTTTTCAGCTTTGTCTCGGTGCGCTCAGTCTCTTTAACCGCTGTCGGTTTGACAGGCGGGTCAGGAGGCGGTGGAGGCGGCGGTGGAGGCGGAGGGGGTGGCGAAGGTGAGAATTTACCCATCAAAGACTCGCTTTCATTGTGGGTCCGCAATCGCGGAACCCGGATCGTTTTAAGAGGTTTACAAACAGGCGCTGCTCTCGGTCATCCAACTCCGCGGTCGCGGTGGAATAGACAGCGAGGCAATCGTGATCGTTGGCTACTTCAAAAATGTAATCGAGCAGCAGACGGCTAGCGTTGGTGCGTCTACCGGCAGGCAGAACCCAAAACTTTATTACGTAACAGAGCGGTTGCGCCCAGATTTCTTTGGATAGCGCCAGGATAACGCCACCAACTATTTCGCCACCGTTATCAGCGACAACAATCTGCCGATCGTCGTAGATCATAAAATCGCGCAGGTACTCGCGTGCCGCTTCAATATCGACCTCGCCGACAAAACGGCTTTCGGTATTCGCGTTTATTGCGATCTCGACCAGCTCGGTTAGGTCATGCTCGGTCGCCGGTCTCAGATCGATCACGCGATCGCCTGCTCAAACGGGTTGTAATCCATCTCAGCAAACGCCTGGGGTGCCTGCCCCGTGCCGCCTCGCTGCCTCGGTATCGCGATCGCCGCGTAACGCCAGGCATCAGCCGCATGTGACGCCCAGTCATGGACCGGTGTCGCGCGGAACGTGCGCAGGCGCTCATTATAAGCGCGGTGGTATTGCCTCAGCGCTTCCAGACCCGCCTTACAATTGTCTCGATCAAACCAGCAGCGCTCGATAAGCAGCTGCGCAGCATGGATGCCATCTTCGACCGGAAGTTTCGGCACCACGCGGAAATTGATGCCCAGATCCCACGCAGTTTCGCGCCGACTTTTGCCCGTGCCCAGCTCCCGCACATCAATATCGTGCGGAGCGTTATGCTCACCGTAGAGATAGCCACGCTTCGATAGTATCTCCACATAATGTGGAAGACCTTCGTTACGGGCTTCATAATAGTCGATAACATGTACCCTGCCCCCTGGCAGCGATTGCGTGAACCAGATCGCAGTGCTGTCGCCTATTCCCAGATCCCAATGCGTATCTACTTTGAGTGTCCGATCGTAGGGCACTTCCGTTATGCGCCCGTCCTCAAGCGACTTATGCAGCTCTTTACCGAATATCGCGCCAGGGATGTTGGCAACCCAGCTGCACTCAAATTCCTGCAGGTACTGGTCCTCGGTCATCATCGACCGCGCGGCCGTCAGCTCTTCGCGCGGTACGATGCCCGTCTCAGATGCTCTATACGTGACCGCTAACCAGTCATCCTGATCCGTTGCCTGCTCGAACAGGTCATAGAACGCATTGTGCCCCTGGGGCGTGCCAATGAAGTAACAGAACGTAGGCACGTCAGGGTCGTTGCGATCGGACAACGCAGGCCGGATGATCTCCGGGAAGATGCTTTCCGGTTGCTGCGCCATTTCGTCCATGACGCATCCATCTAGATAAATTCCGCGCAGACTGTCGGGCTGCTCAGATCCCAGCAGCTGTATCCGCGCCCCGTTGGGCAAGTCCACACGCAGCTCAGTCTCGTGAAACCGCACACCAGGGATATCGCGCGCATACATCTTCGCGTAGTCCCAGGCGACTTGCTTCATCTGCCGATACGTCGGCCCGATCATCGCAAAGCGCGGGTTGGGCCGCTGGCACATAATGGCTGCACGCAGCAGGTGATTGACCGCCATCACAGTCTTGCCCCACCGGCGATGGCATACGATTACCGCCCAGCGGTATCCAGCCAGATCATCATGCAGTTCAGCCTGTAGCGGCCGTGGAGCATACGGGATTGTGATATTGGTCAATGGATACCAGCCGCAGGCTCAAGCTCGTCAGCGTCGCCCATAATGTCGTACAGCATCATCTGCGCCTCTGAGGCGTGCGCGAGCCCTGTTATGTCGATCACCGGGCGGTACTTCCCGTCCGGGCATTCAACGGTGAACGCGGAGTAAGTCAGATCGTCTGTGAAGATGGCAGACACTCCATTTCAGGTATATTATACGTATTACTCTAGCGCCCCTTTTCCTTGGGGGGTGGGGGGGCCTCGCCAGGAAATCGCGGCCCTCGATCGACCCCTATCTCAATGCAACGGGTCGCAATCCCGCCACACCACCGCAGAACTCTGCGGGTTCTGCAGATCGGGGCACCAATCCGAGTACCAACAGGCCGATGCCTGCCTCGATCTCGATAAACTTAGGAACCTAAGAACCTCGCGCGCGTAGCCAGGTCAGACAGGATACATATTATATATATCCCTACCCCTTCTTCCTGTTCGCTAGCCTCGACATCACCGACAAGTTCCTCGGCCGGTTATCCCTGGCATTACCATTGCGATGGTCCACTTCCTTGCCATCGCCTTTCCGCACACGTCCTGCCTTCATCATGCTGCGTCGGGCTGCGTTACGCCCTGCTCTACGCTTCTTCTGTCCAGGCTTCGCATGGTACGTGTCGTACTCTTTGCGATAGTCTCTAGCCATCAGCAGGCTCGACAACAGGCTCACCGCTGTCCCACGATATGGTGATAGAATTGTTGGTCGGCTGGTCTTCCTTCTTATCTCTCAGCCCATACGGCTGTATCCTGGCAAAGGTCCACTTCAGCGTATCGATCTCTAGCCTTCTCCGCTGTACCTCAGCATTGAGCTGCCGCGGGTCCATGCCTTCATCCAGCGGAGCTGTAGCCAGGTCTACCAGCTGGTCAGCATAGAACTCAGCCTGCA